ACTTCTAGACGTCTATACTTCTAAGTTTCTACACTTCTAGACGTCTATACTTCTAAGTTTCTACACTTCTAGACGTCTATACTTCTAAGTTTCTACACTTCTAGACGTCTATACACTTAGATGCATAGTACTAAACAATATAAGCTTATTCTTATTTAATATAAAATAATTGTTTACTTTCTTTAATAAACGTGTTATTCGCACGTGCGCACATTTATAAAGAGTAGTATATATTAATAAGTTATAAGCTTATTCTAAATTGTTATTTAATAAATGTTTACTTCTCTTAATTAATATATTATTATTAATTTTAAGAGTGAGCAAGAATATTAATTAATAAATACTTTGAAATTAATTAAAATAAACGTTTACTTTTGTGTTTAATAGATTATAATGAATATAACTTAATAAGTGAGACAAACTAATGAATATTGAAAAGACTTTAAAGAAATGTAAATTAAACAGTGAAGATTTTATCACTATACTTTACACTGAGGAGGGTGAGTACGTTCGCTTTGATTTAGAAACTAAAGAGGGGTTTTGTTTCCCTCTTGAACTAAGTGGGGAAGATATTGTAGTATAGTTATATACTTATAGAGTATTATGAGTACTCTATGTGAATATAACTTAATAAGTGAGACAAACTAATGAATATAGCAACATTGTTCAGTGCACAAGAGTGGTTCGTAAAACTAAATAAAGATGGCAAGACTTACGACTTATATCGTGAAGCTTATAATTGTTATACTGAAGACGACTTGCTAGGCAAAGGTTTGACCAAAAGCAGAACTACACTTAGAATATGTTACTTACAAGTGTAGTGACTTATGAGCAGTTCTTAGAGATGTCTAAACTAGTTAAAAGTTGTGTACTTATAGTATTATATACTTTATAATACTATGCGAACATAATTAAACTTAATGTCAATGGAGACATACTATGACTATTGTAAAGAAACAATTTGAAGAGTTATACACCTTATTAGTTGATAATAAGAACAAGGAAGTAGTAACGTTATTACCTCAGCTAATTGAGATGATGCAAAAGAAGAACAATGCGAGTGGTCAAGCCAACACTTTCCTTAAAGATGAGGATGGTAACGTCACTCACATATTCTGTTACTATCATAAGAAGTGGGAAGATGTTACTGTAGCGGAGTATGGTAATAAGAAAGGTACTGCTACTGGACTTAACACAATGTGTAAAGAGGGTGTGTCTAACTGGACTAAACAACAGCGAGTTAAGAAGATACGAGAAGTCGCATTACTTGGTCGTATTACTAGTGGTGAGCTAAGTGTAGAGGAAATACCTGCTTATCAAGCACTACACCTTGAAAAATCTAAGTTTATCAAACCTCGTGCTGATGGACATGGTACTGATGAAGTATAAGTAACCTTATAGAGCTTATTCACTGAGTAGGCTCAATTAAGATTATTTATCAAGTAAGGAAAGTATTATGTTAAATCCAAGCACTTATGAGTACGTATGTTAGTATTACAAGACATTATAATACTTGAAGAGAAAGTTGAGATAGGTGAAGCTTCTCAAGAAGAATTAGATTTTGCTAGAGACACTTTAGAAGAATTAAACTCATGATACAACAAGAGCTAGTTGAGATATGTGAAGAGTTCTCTTTATATTATGAAGTACTTGAGGGCGAAGAGTTTTATAAACTAAGTATGTACAGTGTGAATCGTTGTATATTATTATAATGATTTAATGATTATCTATATATAACAAATATAAATTATCATATATGTGTACTACCTATATATAAACATTAAATCATTTTAATAATATACATAAGACTATCTAGACATTAGTGCGGAGTCCAGAATTGGGTTATAATTAATATTTAAGCCTAATGTCCAGCTTTATTCAGAGTGTCTCAGATTGCTCCGTATCAATCCGTACTCAGGAGGTACTATGAAGTTTAAAACTAAAAGTATGGCAACGTCTAAAGCCGAAGGCTTAGGACTTACTAAAGTTATAAGGATAACTAAAGATGACAATGGCAACGTCTAAAGCCGAAGGCTTAGGACTTACTAAAGTTATAAGGATAACTAAAGATGACAATGGCAACTTATAATAAGACGTCACCGAGATATGTAAGTAAGGTTAAGCAATGGATAAAGACTACTAAGGAAATACTTATAGGTCTATTCATCTTAATAGCGACGTGTGTAGACCTAGAGCCTTTGTTCAGTCTTATATTGTAGCTCTAAAGTGCGAGGTACTATTAGAGGTCCTATTATCTCATGGTATGTCGTTATTCGTTAAACAATATACAAACATTAAATCACTATGATAATCTACAAGGAAACATAATGCATCATCAAGACCCTTACTACTATTTCTTTATTGTACCATTGATATTGCTCGTGGTTCAAGTACTTGGAGCAGCACTTATATGGTACTTCCATCAGATAATACTTAAGTATTTTAAACGAGCAGTCAAACATTTTGAAGTAGACAACAGTGATTATAGGATTGTCACTCGGAAGGAAGCAGAAATGCGAGCACACAAGAATGAACAAGAACGCATGGTGTCTAACCATGCAATACTCACTCAGCAAGGAGACGATAACAATGATTAAAGCCGTGATACCGCAAGGTCTAGCATCACAAGTACTCTTACGTGATATAGCAAGAGATGCTGTAGAACTTGCAGACAAACTATTAGAAGAACTTAATAAAGAGAATAAAGATGAGTGATATATTCGACCACATGTTTGATGCTTATTATTCACGTGATAACGATTGTGGATTTGGAGTAAGTTTATCAAGTAACCCATTATTTTATCACAGTTTAATAACTTATCATCACTTAGAGCATGAGACTGATAAAGCTTATTTAGTTCAATTGAATGAGAAATATAAAGAATTACAAGTATGGCTACCTAAGAAGATAATTAGAAAGTTGAATAAAGGTGAGTGTACTTGTTATGTTCATACTGACATATTTCTTAAAATACTAAAGACTGCTTATAAAGAACAAGTAACTGAAAAATTAATTTAAAATAACTGTTTACAAGAACCTAATAATCTTATATAATTAAATAGTCGAAACAAACTAACTTAATCACTTAAACTACTGGAGTCCATATAATGGCTACTATTAAAAAAGCATACCAAGCAATCTTACTCGCATTAACAACCGCAATGGAAGCTGATGAGAATGCCACAATCGCAAGTGTCATCAATGAAGTTACTGACCTTGCTGCAGCAAAAACTGGTTCAGGTGGTGGTAAAGCTACAGCATTCCACCGTGATGAAGATGGTGAAGTTGTTGCCATTAAATGTTACTACCATAAGCTTTGGATGGACCCTCGTGTTGTTGAATTTGGTAAGAAAGCTACCAGCCCAACTGGTATGAACAACATGTGTAAAGATGGTGTAAGCAAATGGACTAAGCAACAACGTGATATTAAACAGCAAGAAGCTGAGCTTTTAGGTCGTGTTACAAGTGGTGACTTAGCTGTTGAAGATATTGAAAGTGAACAAGAACGTATTCAAGCTGATGCAAAAGTCATTGTTGCTCGCGAAGATGAATATGGCTTCGAAACTCTTGAAGATTGTATTGCAGATAGTGCAGCACGCTAATCAAGTTATAATAAGTGTAAAGTCAAAGACTAAACACAGGTTGGGTGTCTACGGATGCCCTTTCTTATCTTCAAAGGTTAGAATATTATGACTGACAAATACCAATCAATTGAGCTAGCTCGACAACTAGTTACTGAAACTAATATGTCAGCTGATTTGATACTACAGAAATGTGGTGTCACACATAGAGAATATCGCAAATACTATCCTGAGACACCAATATCTCCAGCATTAGCTTGGGATATAATTGAAGCACAGAAGAAGTTAAGTAATAAGCAAATACAAGCAAAGTGGAATCTCACTACTTCACAGCTTCATTACGCATTGTACAATAACAATGCCACAACACCACCACCTGAATATGCTACATCACCGCGTGCACAAGTGACAGAGTCTCTTAAACTCGCTAATGGTAGTCGTTCGCAAACTGATATAGCTGAAGAACATGGTGTCTCACAATCGTTTGTACATAAAGTAGCTAAGGAACTTAACTTGTTACCTAATAATAGAAAAAAACGAGTAATGTTAACAGCAGAACAATGGCATGAGATAGAAGTTAAGTCTCATTCAACTCCAATAGAACGCCTTGCTAAGCAATACGGTGTCTCACGTGATACAATATATAAGGGACTCCGTTCATGAAGCATTCCATACAACCTTATATAGACTTAGGATGGCACACGGTTCCTCTAAGTGGTAAACTTGAACGTAATCCAGATGGCACTAAAACAATACCGCGATTTGAGTCGGATTGGCGAGAGAACTACCAAGAGACTAGGAATGTTAAAGATAGTACTCTGGGTGGTGTTATCACAGGTAAAGTATCTGGTATTATAGCTATAGATTGTGATAATGAAGCAACATGGCAATTATTCAGAGCACTAGACACTTATAATGAATTTGTGTTTATAAGCAAAGGAAAAGGGTGCAAAGCCACAGGCTTGACACAAAGCGCTGGAACTCTAATTTATAAGTATACTGAAGAACTACCGCAGAACTTTACTATTCATGAAGATGGTATAGACCTTGACTTTTATACTAATCATGGGTTTGTGTACTTACCAACTAAAGCTAACAAATCTAAAGTTACCTTGGATAGTGACCCACTACCTGATATTCCTGAGTTACCAGCAACTGTTCTAGCATTATTGCTTCGCTTATATAAAAGTACGCGGCAAATAATGGTTGATGAGAGTAGTACTCAGAATACTAATCTGTTCACTGCTAACTTTCTAGCACCACTTATTCAACAGTTTGTACAGAGTCGCGGTGATTATATGCCAGGACTATTTCGCATTATAACACCTAAGCGATTTAGACAACAACCTCAATATGTTAAGAGTGCACACTTACATCCTGATAACGTGCCTGATGGCGACGGCAGTACATATCTTAGTTCAGTGAGTGCCATCCTAGCTGCAGACTTGAGTGTGAGTCAGGAATTATATGCTGAAGCAATGGTTTATATCAATGACTTGTTCACAGTTCCAATGGACCAAGGTCGTCTAGATTCAACTATACTCAATCCAATGATAAATAAGAAAGCTACTGCAGACGGTAAAGTTATATGGCAATATGATGACAACTGGGAGCATTATCGCTCAATATTTACAACTAAGGACCAGAGCACAATTGAGGTGGTATATGATGACTTAGCTAAGATGCATTATACTGTTGATAGTAGTCGTGGTATGTACTCTAGCTTTATGCGTGACACAGATTTATACAATCACTTGCAAGCTGTAACTGCAACACCTATAACTAAGAAGGAGTTGATTCATGGAGTTCCTCTGGTACGTACTGTTACTCATCCTCATCGTCCCTTCGGTTTTAATGCTGGGAATGATAGTACTAAACGCGATTTTAACGTGTTCAAGGCGACGCCTGCTTTATCGGTGTTTTACAAGCCTGAGGACTACGCTGAAAAGTATAAGGAACCGGAAATAACACTAAAGTTCTTTGAATCACTAGTACCTGACCCGTTAATGCGAAATTACTTATTTGGCTTCCTAAAGACTAAGCTAACATCATTTAAGTATTCACCAATAGTATTGTACTTCCTTGGAGTTCCTGGTTCAGGTAAAGGTACATTTGTGCGAATCATTGAGGAGATATTTGGTTTAGTGCCAGCTCCATCAGCACAAGAGTTCCTGGATAAGTTTAATGGTTGGATTGTCGGTGCTTACTTTGTAGAACTAGATGAATATGGTGATTCACTATCTACCTTGAGAGAAAAAGAAGAAGCTATTGGTAAATTAAAAGCATTGACAGGTAAACGTAAGGTTGATATTCGCAAGATGAGAGAGAACTCGCATCCATATGAGCACAACGTTACATTTATTATGACAGCTAATAAGAACCCTTTGATGCTCGATGATAATGACCGACGTATCGCGTTGTTTGACACACCTAATATTCTAGCTGACCAAGAGTGGGTTGAAGAAGCTGGTGGTATAGATTATGTATTTAATCAAGTGGTAGATAATGTCAACGACTTTTGCTATTGGCTGGCTACTGAGGTTGAACCTTTACCTGCTGCTGAATATATGCGACCACCTATGTTTGAAGGTAAGTTTGAACTAATAGCTGACAACATGCCTGCTGCTGCGCGTATAGCTTATTGCTTCAAACAACGTCAACTAAACTACTTAACTGAACTATGTTTAGATTATGCTTGTGATGATACTGCTACAGCCATCAATACAGGTGAAGTAATGTTGAGTGAGCTTGATGAATTATATCAAGAGCTTACACAAGACAAAGGTACCAGGCGAGCACTCATCAAAGCACTACGAGACCATGGTAATGTCAGCCTTGTTCGTGGTGGCTCTGAAGGCTCAGACTTCCACATCAGTGGTTACATGAAGAAAAAGAAAGAGGAGAATCCATTTGAAGATGAATCTAAATAAGGAATGTTGTGGTGTCTTACTAGATAGACCTAAGGCACAGCAACATATCGACCGCATGCAAAGAGTTATAAACAAATGTGATGAGTACTTCAGCAATGCTGTATACTTCTCCCCTAAATTCGACAAACTAGCAAAAGAACTTAAGGAGTTAAGTGACAATGATGGATAGTATTAAGAAACAACAATTAATATCAGTATTACTTATTCGTGTTGAAGGTATGAAAGCTGATAATGCTTATTGTTTAATGGATAACTGTTACCCTAAATATTTAGAAGGCGACTTTACTGCAATTGCAGATGAAGTAGAAAACATAATTAATACACCAGGAGAATAAATGTGAGTGTTTATACTAATATTATAATTCACTTTGTCGGTACTGAAGATGAACTTAAGAATGTTATATCACCTGAGTTCGATGAGTATGACATATACTTAACAAAATTATTCGATGATTACTATAAATTTTATCACCCTGAATGTAATACACATGACCTTATGGTTACTATGGAAAAGATAGCAAACCATAAGAAATGTAAAGACATTTTTAGTGAAGTAACTTGGCAATATAAAGGATAAACTAATGATTAAAATATTTAAACAATTCCTTGCTGATAAGCAAGCTTGGGATATGTACATATCTGGTGCGGCTGGAACTGGTAAAACTACAGGTCTACGTGATGGTGTTCAACATTGTATTGATAATGAGATACCGTACGTGGTATGTGCGTTCACTCATAAGGCTTGTGGTATACTTAGAAGTAAGCTGCCTGACCTTGCTAATGTTAAAACATTGCATTCTTTCCTAGGTAAGCGACCTTGTATCAATACAAATGCTACAAAGAAAGAGCATGTCAATCTAAACACGAAGTCCTCAGTGACGGATGAAGAGCCTAAAATCTTATTCATTGATGAATATTCAATGATTGGAGAAAAAGACTTTATGGACATCAGAGAAGCTCAGGATTCTGATTATGACTCAATCCCAGAGCTTAAAGTAGTATGGATTGGAGACAAACATCAATTACCTCCCGTCGGTGACATGCAAGCGATAAAGCCAAGTGGTGATTATCAAGTAGTCTTAACTAAACAATGGCGTAATGACAACCCTTTACAACAACCATTGAATGCGTTAATATCTTACCTTGATGGTGCTACACCTAAACCATTGGAAGCAGTACCTGATTACTTTGAACGTGGTTACAACTTAGTTAAAGAGTATGCTAATTGTAATGATGACAAAGTATTACTAGCTTACACAAATAAACGTGTGGAAGACCTCAATGCTAAAATAGCTGGTAAGCTTGAGTGTGAACCTTACGATAAAGTATTTAGTCCGACTACTCAGAAACATTATAAGTTCTTAGGTTGGGTACTTGAACCAGATTATATAGACTTACACTATAGTGACCCTCTACATTTAGGTTCTAAATTCCGTACACTTGAGAATCTGATTAAGTCAGGTTTATGTAAGTTTGCTTTGCTTGAAGATGAAGCTGGTGATATATGGCAACATGCTTGCTTATTTGGTCATTACGAGCACAAAGTTATCAAAGAAACCCTTGAAGCTGAAGCAGTAAATTCTAACAAAGCAATAGAAACTAAACACAAAGGTCATAAAGCTGCAGGATGGGCTAAAGCTAATAGTAAGAACTTGCTAGCACGTACCCGTTCAAAAGCTTGGCGTGATTGTTTAAGCTTCAAGGACTGTGTGATTTGCATTGACTTCCCTTATGCTATGACTGTACATAAGAGCCAAGGTAGCACATATCATACTGTATTAGTTGACACAGATGATATAGCTCAATGTGCTGACAGAAACTTTGAAATGTACCTCAAACTGACGTATGTGGCTATCAGTCGCGCAAGCCATCGCGTGGTGACATCATGAACGATAGAGAACGTAAAAAGCAGAAATAGAAGAAGATATTAAAACTGCTAAACGTAAAATTAAAGAAGAAACTAATAAAACTAGTGTATTTACAGCGTGTAAATGTATTGAGCTTGTAGGTTTTGGTGCTCATCTAGGTTTATAGTAGCAGTATTATAACAATTTGGTCTATACTTATTCCAAATTGTTATTTACTAAATCAAATAAACGTTATATAATAAATTATCTTAACAAAGAGGATAGAAAATGGCTAAAGTACTATTAAACTACGATGTTCAAACAGGTACACTTACTAATGAGTCAGGAATGACCGTTGGTACTTGGGCAGGTCTTCCAACTCATAAAGAACTTAAAGGAAACAGTAAAGTAGAAGATATGATTAAACTTAAGAATTCAGGTTTTACTGCTGAAGAGGTTATCGAAATGGGTAAAGCGGGGTTAATATAATGAAAGAACTATCGATTGATTTAGAAACAACTGGTACATTAGTAGATAGCCAAATATTATCTATCGGTTTAGCGATGTTTGATTTGAAAACTGGTGAGATAGGCAACACACTTTATCTTCCTATTTTCTTAAAAGATAATTGGGCTATCAATGCTACTATTGGTACAATCAAGTTTTGGACTAAGCAAGCTATTGAAAATCCAGAAGCTTTAATAGGTTTATTTGAGTATGAAGAAAACCCTGATGCAATCTATATGGAAACTGCATTAGAAATGATTCAAGATTTCTGTGTTACTAATAAACCTAAAACAGTATGGGCTAATGGTACTAAGTTTGACTTAGGAATGTTAGAATATCAGTTCCATAAAGACAATCGCGAAATACCTTGGTGGCATAATGCAGACCGTTGTATGCGTACTCTACGACAGTTTGCTGGTAATATTCAAATTGAAGATTGTGGTGGTGCTGCACATAATGCTTTGTCTGATGCAATATGGCAAGCTAAGTACATTAGTGCAGCTTGTAATAAATTATGTCTCGTTTAAAGAGATTAGTAGACCAGGCGCTTACCAACGCTGAAGTAAAGTCTGGTAAGTGCTTGGCCTCGGATAACTTTTGTATTGTAATTCCACATACTTTCCCTAATGTTGATAACATAAGAAGAGTGATGGGTTATGATGTATTAGTAACGGTAACAACTGATATTCAATTAGTTGCGTTACCACACGTAAACGGCAATAATGCCTTTGTTCAAGCTTTAAAAATATTTAATGAGGAAATGAAACATGAATGTAAATTGGTATAGAAATGCGTCGGAAAAAGAAAATAATAAATCACACGGTACAGGTGAATTGTTAAACATCTTATGTCCAGCGCAAACAAGCGAATGTATTGCTATTATTGTTGATAGTACTGGTAATTTTGTGGAAAAACAACTAAGCCTAGTTAAACAAGATGACCTTGCAAAGGTTGTTGACACAAGCGAACTTGAAGCTAAAATTGTTAAAGCCAACAAAACTATTGAACGTTTAGACTTAGAACACGGCGAACGCAAAGTACTTCTTGAAGAAGTTAGTAAAAAGTTAATTACTTCACAAGAAGAATCAAAAGAGCTTCATGGTGAATTAACAATAGCTTTAGATGAAATAGCTAAGTTAAAGAAACCTAAACCAGTGTCACCTAAGAAGTAATAGTATTTAATAAATTAATTTAAAATAAACGTATACAAGATGAAGTTTTTAAATTATAATATATTCAGACTTTGGGATGTCTCAGAGTTTTTAATGTTAACTTATGCAAACAGGAAACAATCATAATGTCTAAAAATCCAATAAAGAAAATGAAGTCGCCAAGAAGTCCATTAGAGTGGGTTACAATTGATGGTGAAGGTAAAGAAAACTTATCTGGTAAACTTCAATACGTAGCAAATGCTGTAGTTGAAAAAGACGACCCAATCATTGCTGAAATTGAAGCGTTCTGGGCTGAGAACAAGCCTAAAGGTTTTAAGAAAGATGCTAAGTCACTTGGTATTTATGCTCACAAAGTTGATTCTGGTGAGAAAGACGAAGAAGGTAAAGCTATCTTTGAAGAAGACGGTAAATCTTATCTTGCTTTCAAAACTGGTACTTCTTATGCTGATGGTAAAGATAAGGTAATTCAAATTTACAACGCGAAAGCTGCGAAAGTTAAATTACCTGAAGGTGTTAGTATTGGTAATGGTACAATCGGTAAAATTGCTGGTGCAATGGCTATCTATGAAAATAGAACGCCTAAAGGTGCGTTAGTAGATGCAGGTGTTACTTTGTATCTTGATAGTATTCAAATCTTCAAGCTTGAAGAATATACTACTGATGCAGGCTTCGAAGCTGAAGAAGGCGAAGAAGGCGACTGGGAAGGTGATGAAAACTCTTTCTCTGGTGAAGAAGCATCAACTACTACAAGCAAACCACGTGTATAATCCGTTGTGAATCGGTTAAAGGTATCTGACAACGAGGCTTCGATATAGCCATTGATGTGACCTTCGAGTAGGTGCAAAGCCTACAACTTATTCTAATTAACTTGGAGTCAACTATGAGTAACTACCCTGATAATTGCCAAGGTAACAATTCTGATTATCCTTGGAACCAAGAAGACGCTCCTGAGTGCCCTGAAATTGATTGTGGTGCACACTTAATAATTCATTGCAACGATAAAGACCTTACAGATATTGAATGTAGTGAATGTGATTATACTCAATACATTGAAAGGTGTACTGATGATTTATAAAATTGTAAAACTAACTGAAGTTCAAGTTAACCCAGAACTACCTTTATTTTGTGATACTGAAACTTGTGGTTTATATGGTGAAGTGAGATTAATTCAGTGTTACCAAGAAGGCTGGTCCCATGTATTATTAGTTGAGTGGCCTAATAACCTGCAACTAATGATGTTCATAATTAAGCATTGGACTGTCTGGCATAATGCTCACTACGATATAACAACTGTTCAAGAGCAAACTCATTCACGATTAATACCACCTAAGTTCGATGATACATTCCTTGCTGCTCGTTTAGCACAACCTCAATATGATAAGTATAGCTTAGATGCTGTTATTGCTCGTACTATGGGTTATGACCCTTATGAGAAAGCTGGACTTGATAAGAAAGTACTACAGAAGTCTAACTGGGATAGGTTAACATTAACTAAAGACCAATTATTGTATGCTGCACTTGATGTTAAGTATATGCCTGAGATATGGGCTGATGTTAATAAAGTTACTGAAGATACAACTTATGTCCTTGATAAATCCTGCCTAGCTAAAGCATTAGACTTTCAATGGAATGGTATGCCTGTGGATTCAGAAAAGGTAGATACAGAATTCACTAGAATCAACAAAGAATTATCTGAAATTCCTATGCCTATTAATGCTAATTCTTGGCAACAAGTGCGAAAATGGCTCAACGTGGACCAATCTGATAAGATATTTCTATCTAATTTAGCTTTACGTGGTAATGACAAAGCGAGAGCCGTTCTTGATGTACGTTCACGTTGTAAATTACTTAGCTTTCTAACTAAGTATGACCATGATATTATTTATGGTAAGTTTAAGCCTTCAGCTAGGTCAGGACGATTTACTTCTGACGACCACAATTTACAGCAGATACCTCGTAAACTTAAGTGTATCTTTGGTTATCCTGAAGACAGTGACCGTATACTTGTCTATTCTGATTATGCTCAGTTAGAACTACGAACAATCGCAGCTATCTTAGATGTTAAGCTAATGGTTAAAATGTTCCGTGAAGGTGTAGACTTACATGGTTATGTTGCGTCTATACTATTTGGTGAAGACTGGAAGAAGGATGATAGACAAGTTACTAAAACCTATAACTTCAACTTATTATACGGTGGTTCAGTAGGTATGGTACTCAGTATTCTTAGTACTTACGGTCTTTTAGTTGAACCTCGTATAGCTGAACGCCACAAACTTAAGTGGCTTAAACTCTTTCCTGAAATTGACAAATGGCAGAAGCGAGAAATAAGTAATTGGCGTAAAGGTAAACTTGGTAGTACACCATTAGGTCGTCAATATAAAGGTAATCTTATGACTGACCAAATGAATTTAATGAACCAAGGGGCTGGTGCTGAGGTAGCTAAGTTAGCAATGCATTACTTCTGTCCTAAGTTACAAGAGTTTAATGAGCAGAATGATACTGATGTTAAACTATGTAATTTCATTCATGATTCTTACATTCTAGATACACCAAACGACCCTAAAGTATATGAACCTGTTGCTAAAATCCTTGCTGAATGTATGCAGGAAGCCTGGTTTGAAATGAGTAAATGCTTCAAACTTAAAGACTTGCCTATGCCTGTTAACGTAAGAGTTGGTCATAACTGGGGCGACATAGAAAATGACGTATTCAAATGGGAGTATGACCTCGAAGGTATGGCTATGTACGAACGAGCGTTATAACAATAAGATATAACCTTATTCCTATTTGTTATTTCATAAATAGGAATATTTAGTGTATAATTATTATATTAAATCAACGGAGAGTAAAGAATGCAAAAGTTTGAACAAGATTATGCTGCTTTAGTACAGCAAATATTAGTACAAGGTGAAAAGCGACAAACTCGTAATGGTGAGACAACATCCATATTTGGTGCTATGTTGAAAGTACCAATGAATGGTGATATGACTTTCCCAGTATTACAAGGTCGTCGTATGTACCATAAAGGCGTGCTTGGTGAATTAGCAGCTATGTTACGTAAGCCTACATGTTTAGCGGATTTTGAAAAGTGGGATTGTAACTACTGGAAACTTTGGGCTAAAGAAGATGGTTCAATCAATGTAGACTATGGTAATGCTTGGCATGCTGATGGTCAGATTGAACGATTAAAAGATTCACTAGCTAATAATCCAACTGACCGCCGTATGATTATTAATGGCTGGAGACCTTGGAACTTATCTAATCTTGATTTACCTTGTTGCCATTTACTTTACCAGTTCTATGTTCGTGATGGTAAATACCTTGATATGATGTGGTATCAGCGTTCAGTAGATACAATGATTGGGTTACCTTCAGATATTGTATTTGCAGCAGCTTGGTTAGTATCAATAGCTAATGAATTTGATATGATTCCTGGCGAAATTACTATGATGCTTGGTGATTGTCATATTTACAAAGAACATTATCAAAGTGCTAAAACTTATATTGATAGGGTTGTTTATTCACCTATATTAAAAGCACCTACATATAGATTTATGGCAGAACTTGGTAAAGACTTTTGTTTATTCGAACCTAAAGATATAATCTTTAACGTATATCAAACCCATCCTAAAATTGACTTGGAGCTAAAAGCCTAATGAACCTCGGACATATATTTGAACGTGTAAGTGATTGGAATTCTAAACGTTATGAACGTAAATACGACCACAACCTAAGTGTTAACCTTTTAACTGAAGAGTTACAAGAATATTTTGATGCTAATACTTTAGTTGACCAGCTTGATGCTTTATGTGATATGACTTATGTTGCAATTGGTATACTTTGGAAAATTGATGTTGATAATAGTACTCTTGAGTTTAATGCTGAAGAGTCTCATGCTCAAGTAGCTAGGTTATTAACGACTAATACTCTTGACCCTATTTATTTAGTTGCGTCAGTATTAGCTCAATATGAACATGATAATGATTATCCAACAGCTCTTGCTGCTCAAATGATTGTTACTTTATGTATGACTCAAATGTCAGCAATGGGTCTCAATCAAGAAGAATCATTCATGTCACTAGTTGTTGTATGTGATAGTAATGATTCAAAAAGTATAAAGAAAACTGCAGCACATATTAAAGCAAACGACGGTGATAAAGGTCCTTACTTTGTTGCTCCTGAACCTAAATTATTAGCAATCATTGCTCAAGCGGAGTTACGTCATGGCAGTTAAAGACATAGTTAAGTATGTATTCTCAGAAGCAGCTAAGTCAAACGTAGAGAAGCGTAAAGTTGGTTGTGTTATTACTAATGCGGCTGGAGTTATTGTAGCAGCAGGTCGCAACGCATCATTTGAAGATGGTGAGACACCTGATATCCATGCTGAAGAAATGGCTTGTGAAGAATTTATAGATACCGGTACCGGTCCTTACACTGCTTATGTTTCACAACCACCTTGCCCTAATTGTGCTACAATCCTTTTAGACACTGGTATTAGTAGTATTGAAGTAGTAGAAGAGTTCATGAAGTTCGATGGTGATAAACTACGTCTTGATTTGATACCTCCTTCTGCAACAAAAGCTTTAGCTGAAGTATTAACTTTTGGTGCTCGCAAGTACAAGCCAAACAACTGGAAAAACTGCAAAGACTTAGCACGTTATGAAGCTGCAATGTTACGCCATATCTTAGCTTATCAAGAAGGTGAGTCACATGATAGTGAATCAGGTATGCCCCACTTATGGCATGCAATGACTAATATTGCATTCTTAATTGAATTAGATAAAGATTCAAAAATGTGTTAAAACCAAAGGTTTAAACTACAAAACGTATAGGCCAAACGAGTCCAGATTTGAGTTATAATTTTAGTCTAATATGATTAATCAGACTCAATAAAATAGGTCAAATCTGGCGATTCTAGGAGTCCTAGAATTCCTCAATTACTTAAACTAAAGGAATAACTGCTATGTTACTATTAGACTTATCAGGCGTTGCATGTGCTAAACCTATAACACTTTATTATGAAGGTGTTAAACCACCAATTGAAGATGTGCGAAACGTATTAATCGGAGACATACAGAACTATGAAAAACTGTACAGTAAGAACTTTGGACGTATGGTTGTTTGCATAGATTCTAAACCTTATTGGCGTTCTGAAGTACATCCATCTTACAAACAAAACAGAACTAAAGCTAAAGCTAAGTCTGATATTGACTGGGATGCGTTCGGTGCTGATGTCAATCAAATTAATATAGACCTTGTAGAGTATAGTAATTACATTATTATTGACCTTAAAGGTGCTGAAGCAGATGATGTAATAGCTGTACTTACTGAACATGCTATTGCTAAAGATGAACCTGTAGCTATTATTTCTAGTGATAAAGATATGATGCAATTGCAAGTACGTCATAAAAATGTTTATCAGTTTAGCCCTAACCGTAATAAGTTGCTTACTCTTGAAAACACCGAATATGATTTATTATCTCACTTACTTAAAGGTGATGTTAGTGATTGTATACCAAATGTGTTCAGTCCTGACAACCACTTTATGATTGAAGGTGACAAACCTAGACAAAAGTCTATTAGTAAGAAAATCATTGCTGAAGTCCGTGAATACTTCCCAGATAACTTAGATAACTGTGAATTACTTGCCGATGCGTTAGAAAGATTCAAACAAAACCAAGTACTTATTGATACTACTTATATACCTGAAGAACTTCAGAAAACTATAATTAGTACTTTTAAGCGTAAGTCTTGCATTAATAAAGACCACCGCATTGATGAATTACTATCTGAGTTTGATGGCGAAGATGAGGGTGATTTTATAGGTGAACCTTCTAATGTGTCTGTGAGGTTATAGTGGCAACACGTAAGAATAATAACTTATATTTACGTTATCAAAGAGCTTGTCAAGCAGCACTTCGCAATCGTTGTATTGCTTGGTTTGAAGAGGGTGATACATGTATTGTAAATATGAACAATGATAAAGTGTATCATACAATACCCGCAGACTTACTAGACGCTATGATAAACGTACCTTATCGATGGTCTATACACATAGTCATAGCAGGTAAGTCTAATAAACTCTTTACAAAAGGTTCAGTAATACAAACGTTATCAAAGTATTATGCATCAGACTTAACTAATTTAGTTGGTCAAGAGTTTGAGAAACTTGAAAAGAACTTTAATCGTACACACTATCATCGTAAAGGGTATGTAGCAATACCTAGAATTGAGGACTTGTCTGAAGCACAAGTTGAAACTATATTAGACCGAATAGGGATTTGGAATAATGAAAACTAAACAAGCAGTAGCACACGTAATAAAACATAAAAACTTAACTAAGTATGCAATAGCGCAAATACTAGGTGCACAACCTCCATCTATTGACCAATGGTTAAAACGTACTCGCATGTCTAAAGCATATGCTGAAGTGTTCCTAAAAGAATTTAAAATTATTGTAACGGACGCAGTATGATTCCATATGAGCACCAAATAGATTTAGCGGAACGTGCCTATGATATTCTTCGTGATGAGATGATTGTCTATCTTTGTTGTGAAGAACGAACAGGTAAAACGCTAACAGCTATATTAGTTGCAGAGATGTCTAATGTACAGAAAATACTTGTCATAACTAAGAAGAAAGCTTTAGATGGTTGGTTTGAAACACTTGAAGCTTTTAAACATGATAAAGATTTCACTGTTATTAATTACCATCAAGCACTAAAGCAGACAACTAAGTATGATTTAGTTATATTAGATGAAAGCCATAACTATATATCAGCTTATCCTAAGACTGGCAAATTGTGGAAAGAAGTTAAAGTATTAACTAGTGAAGTACCGCTGATTTATATTAGTGCTACACCTTATGCTCAAGGTCCACAGCAACTGTTCCATCAATTCGCTTTGTCTTCATGGTCACCTTGGAATAAACACTCTACTTTCTATCGTTGGTTTCAGCTGTATGGTAAACCTTATTCATTAGAAATTAATGGTATAAAGATTCCACAATACGACAGAGTGCAAACTGAGATGGTACTTGGTTGTGTTAACCATTTGTTTATAACAGCAACACGAAAGGAGTTAGGCTTTGAACATGAACCACTTGATAATGTACATCCTATACTACTATCGGAAGCAACTCGTGAAACTTATAATGAGCTCATTCAGCATGACCTTGTTGAACTTTCTGTTGGTATGCTTGTATGTGATACTAGTCCAAAACTTCGAACAAGTCTTCACCAACTAGAAGGTGGGACTATAAAGATGGGTGATGAACGTTATATACTAGCTAATACTGAAAAGATAGATTACATTCTTGATATGTTTGGCGACAATGAATCTTTAGTTATAATGTATAACTATATAGCTGAGAAGACTAAACTTGAGAATCACTTCAAGAAAGCAAGAATACTTCAAGCAACGTCATTCGCCGAAGGTGTAGACTTACATAAGTATCGTGATTTAGTTATATATTCGCAAGACTTCTCTACTGCACGTCACACACAACGTAGAGCTCGTCAATGTAATAAAGAACGTAAGTTTCCAATTGATGTACATTATTTACTAGTTAAAGATGCTATTAGCGCACAAGTATATTCAACTGTAAGTATTAATAAGAAAAATTTTGTCGATAAAGTTTTCAACCGAGGAACAATATAATGGCGAGTCTCATAAATAAACAAATGTTACAAGAATTAACATTAGAAGTCTTAACAAAAGATATGAATGATAGTCTTGATATTATTACTAAAGAAGTAATAAGTAAATTAGAATCTCAAGTCAGAGCTAATGTAGCTGCTAGATTAATTGGCAGGGTTAATAAAGACTATGATATACAATTTGATAGAGATAGAATACAAATAACAATCCGAATGGAGACTCGCCATGTTTAAACCAATGAAACCTGCCTCAAAGCTGATAAATCCTGTAGACATGAAGAAGTGGCCTAAGCTTGCATCAATCAAGTTTGATGGTGTTCGTGGTGTCACTAGTAAAGAAGGTGTGCTATCTAATAGTTTAAAGTTAATACCTAATCTTTACGTTCAACGTATATTATCAACTGTACCTGCAGGTTTAGATGGTGAGTTAGTCTTACGCGGTGATAAGGGTAAACTGTATGACAATAATCAATCTGCTTTTATGTCTGTTCAGGGTGAGCCTGACTTTGTATTCAAAGCATTTGATTACGTAGTTCTTACAGAAGCACCGTTTGCCTATCGTTTGAATATATTAACTCAACTATGTTTAGACTTAGAATTTGTTGAAGCTGTTAATCATATAGAGCTTAATGAGCCTCAGGAAGCTCTAGATTTGTATGAATCTGCAAGACGAGGTGGTTATGAAGGTTTAATATTACGTGACCCTGAAGCTCCCTATAAACATGGTCGTAGTACTGTTAATCAAGAGTGGGGTTTGAAGATGAAACCTTATGACCCTGATGAAGCTATTGTAACAGGTTTCACCGAGCTTCACCATAATGAGAATGAACAATCATTGAATGAGATGGGTAATAATGTACGTTCTAAACATCAAGATGGCAAAGTTCCAGGTGGTACCTTAGGTTCACTTGTTTGTTTGTATGATGGTAAAGAGTTCAAGATAGGTACTGGTTTCAGTGCAGAACAACGCCAAGAGATTTGGAATAACCGGATGGATTATAAGTTAAAATATGTACGCTTTAAACATCAAGGTATTACTAAATCAGGCGTCCCACGTGGTCCAGCTGTATTCTTAGGCTGGAGAAATAAAATAGATATTGGAGAGAACTAATGAAGAGTGCTATACATGTAGGTGGAGCTAATCCAGAGTCAGTAAATAAGTTAGCAGAAACTGTGTTACAAATATTACAAGTGCCTCATACAGATGAGCGTACTAAACAATTAGCTTTGGAGGTTATTGGTAAAGGTGTTGAAGCTCCATCTAATCTCACAATAAGTAGTTGTAACTTTGAAATGCCTGAAACTATTGTTAATAATGATTTTCAGCAAAGTAGAATTGATACTATTAATACTATGGAGCAAGAAGATGAGCGAACAAAAGCTTCAGAAGAAGATTCTTGATTGACTAGCTAATAATGGTTTTTATACAGTAAAGACTATTGTGTCAAACAAGAAAGGTGTGCCAGACATTCTGGCATGCTCCCCTAAGGGTCACTTTGTTGCTATTGAAGTTAAGTTTGGTGGTAACAAAGCATCTAAGTTGCAAGACTATAACATAGCTCAAATAAAAAAACGTGGTGGATTTGCTATAGTGTGTTGGGACCTAGAAACATTAACAATCGCATTACATAAAGAAGGTATCATAGAATGGAAAAGTTAATTAAATTAATAGAGACAGAAGAAGGTTGGGCTAGTAACCCTTATTATTGTAGTGAGAATTACCCTACAATAGGTTTTGGTTTTAAGATAGGTGAGAAAGATGCACCGCTACCTAGTTTTAGATTACCTAAAGCTGCAGGGGATGTTTGGTTAACTGAGATACTTAGAGGTTTAGAAGGTCAAGTAAACCATAGAACTTGGTATAACAACTTATGTCCTGCTCGTAAAGCTATAATAATGAGTATGATGTATCAAATGGGTTACAATGGTGTTATGAAATTCAAGAATATGATTGCAGCACTTGAAATACAAGACTTTGTTAAAGCTTCAGCTGAGATATTAGATAGTCGTTGGGCAGAGCAAACATCGTTAAGAGCTAATCGCCACGCTATACAATTACAGAGTGGCGACTGGCATCATTATTATAGTTAGTCTTTCTTTTTACCAAAGACTTGAACTATCATTGGTGTTAGGTTTTGTACAGCACGTTCACCGAACAAGAAACCTAATACCAATACATTTATCACGATTAAAGCTGTTTGCTGTTGTTCACTAAATACTAAACCTACCTCAAAGAACCATTTAGAATCCATCCATAAAGTAGCAAAACCCCATACCGGACGTTGAGCACCACGAGCAAATAAAATCAATGGACCTAATATAGGTATAGATTTTAAGTCTTTTGCAGTACCTTCCTGTTCAGATATACGTTTATCTAATTGAGTTGCAGAGTCCTGCAAAAATTTATTAGTTTGTGCTTGCTTTTCCATAAGCATACGCTCAATATTTAGTTCAGCTTCTGCTCTTTGTTGTGGATTCATGTCAGGAGGGAAGTACGACATTACTCCCTCCTTGATTTCTTTAAATAATGAACCACCAACAAAGTCTGTAATCTTTGCTAGTACTGACATATTTATACCTCTATTAAGTTATGACTTTCCAATCTGCGTTAGTCCAAGGACCTAAACTTGCACCAATACCTTTATACCAATTTTGCTCACTTGTTGAAAATACTTCTTCACCTAAGTAAGCTGGGGTAAGCACACCGATAACAGCTAAGCCTGTTCTTCGGTTTGAATATTGTATAGCATCGCGCGTATAATTACCTTGCCATACCATACCTATAATTTGAGGGTCTGTTATATCTAATGTAAAGTTATCATACACAGAACCTAAACCTGTACCACCTGTACGATTATCATCAACTAATAATTCAGTATGCGTAACATTATTAGTAATTAAATACTCAGCATAAGTAGATGCAGGTTGTTCAAATTTAACAGCCCACTTAGTTTTAGCTGTTTGGATACCACCGACTACATCGTTGTTTCTAATAGTATTATATGCAATAGTAAAATCATTTATAGCAAAGTTACTAGGGTTATTAAGATAAATACCTGCAACATCACCAACATTATTAAGCCCGTTTGCGATAATATCATTACTTACAATAGTCATACCACGCAAAGTCCCATTACATTTAACTAATATACCATGAGAAGCACATTCTACAATTCTGTTGCCTTTGATGTACAATCCTGTAATCTGTCCAGGGTATTCACCAGGGGCAGCAACTACTAAACCAGCACCACCACATTTATACAACATATTATTAGGGCCGAATGTAAAGTCTGAGTTACCACCATCAATAAGTGCACCGTCACCTAAACTTTCTCGTATTTCATTACCAGCAATATTTAAACTTGTACCTGCTTCGACTTTAAAAGTTGGTCTATTTTCAGGTGTTAATAACCCACAACGTACAAGTTTATTATTTATAAATGTCGAACGTTGCCATAAGTGCATAGTATCAGACATGTCTGTAATTATATTTTCAGAAACAATACAATCATAAATGTGATAAACACGTATACCCATCATACCATTAGATATTACATTCTTGGTAATAACCACACCTGAAGTAACACCAACAGATTGATTATTAAAAAAGTAAGGAAATGATATACATCGATTATTTTCTATAATCCATGATTGATTAGCATCAAGACCCAATGTAGTTGTTCCATTTTGCATATATATAGCTGCTATATTATTAACTGCTGTATTATTTGATGGATAAGCATCTACATAATCATGTGAAGATTGGAATCTATTACCTGAAATTGTCAATTCAAATACACGACCATGACCACTAACAACAGCTTGTTGTGTGAACAATATAGCCATTAAGAAATTATTATTACAAATACTTATATTCTTAAAGAATAACTCAGCGTCACCATAATCACCGATTACAATAGCTTTACCATGGTCAACTGTCCCATCTCCAAAAGTACCGTTATGTATATCAACATCACTGCTTCTAATATACACCCAAGCATTAACATCACCTGTACTTTCACCTAGTAGCTTCATACCTGCCATATCAAATTGAAGAGGATTTGTAATAAACACACTTGCTGTGGTTCTTACATTTAAGCTTTCATTACCTACAACGTTAGGATTTTTAAGTGCTGCAGAAAGTGCTGCAGTATCATCTACAATACCATCACCAATTACACCGTATTGCTTAACATTAATAACAATATTTTTAATCAACTTAGCTATATTACCATTAGCTAATGTGTGGTCACCTAATTCGTCAGGACTACCTACAAATGCACCAGATGCAACAATTAAATATGTAGCTGCGCCCATATCATCTGCCGTTGTATATCCAGCAGTCTTAACAGTCATACCAGGTATTAATGGTACTGATGCCTTCATTTTTGCTACTGTACTAAATACAATGTCAAAGGCTATTTTATCTACTGTAATATTTTTACCATTTCTACTTTGTGTAACTTCACCTTCACCAAACGCTAAGTCTTGTAAACTAGCTAATTGTTTATATATTGTAGTTGTCATAATTATTTATCTCCTAGGATACGAACTCTGTCTGAGCCTTGTAATATAGCTTTATAGCCATACTGTTTTAATACTGCGTCTAATGCTTTACTATCTAAAGTTAAGGCTTCAGCTTCAGCGATTTCTTTTGCTTGTTGTAACGTTAGTATTCTATGCATAGGTATTGTAGTACTGTTACCTGTACCTTTAAGTTTACCACCTGAATAAATCTTAACTTTAGGTGTACCAACTTCTACTTCCTTCATACGGTTACGAGCAGCTTCCTGTTGTAGATTTAGTATTTGTTTACTTAGATTAGCATCATCAAATACTTCTGCTTGTAAAGTCTTGAAGTTCTGAGCATCTAGAGGTTTCTCAAGTAACTTTTGTACACTTCGCAATAATGCTGCAGAGCGACCTTCTTCACCTGGCATTCTACTTTTGATATAAGTGTATACATTAGAAGCTGTAGCATACTTAGCTTTAACAACTAAGTCAGCAGATAAGCCTTGTGCAAATTTAGGTTTTGTAACTTGCCCACCTACAACAGCTAATGCTACGTCGTTTTTAAATGTCTCACCTAATTCAATAAGTGCTTTCTTAGTAGCACGAGCACCTGGTGTAGTAAAGTTAATCTTTTTAAGTTCATCAGCTAGCATAGGGAAATGAATAGCTTTAGAACCTTTATCAACACCGGCTGTAAATCTATTTGTTAATGCATCAACTACTGCACCTTCATACATCTTGCGACCTTCAATAGGTAGCTTAGTCATTATCTCTTCAAAAGAACCATCAATTGATGTTATGTGTCTACCTAAAGCTCTAACAACAGTCTCAGGTTGTACAGCTCTCATAGAACCATCTTTATTGAAAATTGCACGATACATAGCTGTTTTCTCAATCTGCTTCATTTTACTATAATCAATGCGAGCTTGAGACCAATCTTTTAACCATTTGTCAGGTTGCTCTAATACGTGAGGTGCACCTTCTTCAATAGCTGAATCTATATTATTAATTATACCGCGTAACGTAGCTTTATCATCAGCTTTAGTAATACGTTTATTATACAGGAAGTCGTTAGTCATTTGACGTAGTTCAAGTAGGTCACCGAAGCTACGACTTTCAGACATTGTATTAACACGACGCATTTGTAATATAAATTTCTGGCGAGTTACAGGGTCAGTAATCTTACCTCTAAGTTCTTCCATTACAGGTTTGATAGCTAGCTCTTCAAAATCCCACTCAAAGTCTAAACCACGAGGAGATTGTGTAGCTTTAGCTTTAACCCTTGCATACTGGTCTTTAACATCGCCAGTATAATTCTGTAAGTCAACAGCTAACATACGAGGAACTTGTTCATCTGTAAGCTTAGCAGTTTGAGTAAGTACATCTTCAGCACGAGATTGCACGACATGTGCAGTTGCTGAACTTGCTTTTGGATGAGTAGCACCAGCTGCTCGTACTAAATCTTGCATACCTGGTTCAGTTAACGCTACTGCCTTAACACCTTTCTCATACTTGTTACCACTCAACGTAGCATGCTTTTCAAGTTGTTGAACAATACCAGTTATCTGGTCGTCTGTTAAGAAAGTTGTGTCTTTAAGAGATTGATAAGCAGCTTTTGCTTCACCACCCATAATTGCGTCTTTAGCACGAACAATTGCAGACCAACTTGTACCTACACCTTTAATAAGTGGATAACCAATAGCTTCACCGATTGCTGCAGCTTCAAAAGCATTAAAAGCTCTATAAGCCATCGCTTCTGATTCAAAGTCTTCTTGTAACTTAATTGCTTGAATCATATAGTCTAATTGAGAACCACTAACAGCTCCAAGCCAACCACCAACAACTGCACCTGTTACACCTCCTATTGCACTGAACAGTGGGACTGTAGCAAGTTCTTCAGGTAACGCTACTTGAGGTCCCATTTGACCCAAAGTTAATGCAAGAGCTGCACCTGCAGAAGCACCACGTTTACCTCCTATTATTGCACCACCAATACCACCAGCAATTTCACCAGATACTTTCTTAAAGTCTTCCAACCATCCTGGTGTTACTTCAACAAGTCCCTCTGGCGTTTGAGCAAACCAACCTTCACTACCTACTTCGTTAGCCTGCCATAGTAAGTCAAGGTTATAATCTTCTTTAGCTAAACTAATAATACGACTACGACTAGCTTCACGAGCTTGGTCATATCGTTGCTTAGCTTCTTTATTACCAAAGTAAGCAGGTATAGTCGTTATAGTATCAGACACCATTGTTGGATGTAATACCTTCATTGAACTAACTAGTTCTTCAGCAGTCATTTGTTCAGTATCATCAACTAAAGTATCAAACTTAGACTGTTTAGGTGTGTTAGAACGGAATCTACCACCTTGTCCACTCTTACGTTTACTTCTGAACGTAGGAGGTTCGGATGCAACTGTATCTGCTGTAGGCTCCATACCTTGCATCTTAGCTTTGATATCATCCATTGACATACCAGCAGCAATTGACTGTGTTATAACATTAACACGTCTAGCAACTTCATCAATGTCTTCAGCATCATAACCATAATCAGCTGTAAGCTTAGCGTTAACTTGCTCTTCAGTCATACCAGCTTTATAAGCCTGATAAGCAACAAAAGCACCAGCCGCCGGAGAAGAATACAAAGTAAAGTTTAACGGTTCAGATTTACCTGTTCCATAGGTCTCACCAGGTATAAGTCCAACATCTTCACCTTTAACTCGTACTTCTTTACTACTAGGTTTAATAACAGCGTAAGTGACACCTTCATCGCTAAACTGTTTTGTTAAGTCATCAATGTTTTTACCGTCTAGAGCAGAACTAACTAAGTCTGGAACAGTTATATCTGCAGGTGCACCTATCTTACGATACACGTAATTAATAGCAGCTTCCCAACCATTCTGCTTACTGAATACACCTTCTTTATCATAGATACTACGTATTTGAACCAAGTCTTCTTCATTCAAACCTAGGTCTACACTTTTACCACCAACTGTCTTAAGTTCGAAGGTTCCACCTGATTGTTTGGCTACTTTCTTGGCAGTGTTGACTACTTGTGTCTCGTACCATTTCTGTACACCTGGAGCTCTAGATAATTCATTAACTTTACCACTAATAGGTATAGCTAGTTGAGCACGACCTTCGTCAACTGCATCAGACAATTCACGTTCAATACCCTTACGCAACCAAGTCTTTTCATAAGGTGATGTAGGTGCACTAGGTGAGCCTAAAGTATCTACAAACCAACTCTCAATATCTCCCGTGCCATCCCAACCTGCTCGTCTACCTAGTTCGCCTGCTTCTTCTAATTGCCCAGAACTTATAAGATTATCTAGTTCAACTTCTTCACCAATTGTAAAACTTCTACCTAGAGGACTAGTATTATAACCTTCTTGGCGGCCTACCTGGTGTAAGTCTGATTGGATTTCTGCAACTACTCGAGTCTCAGTACCATCAAGTGTTTCATCATACACACGAGTATGCATCAAGTAGTTATCATCTTCAGGGAAATGAGCTGAAGTATAACGTGACTCATCTCCTATATTAGAATTCCAAGGTCTTTTAGGCACACTACTATCTATATCTGCTTCACCTTGACGACGGAACTTAAGTACTTTCTCGCGATAAGTAGGGTTGTCTTTACCACCAGGTAAATTCACAGATTGATAGTTAGGACTTTCCATTTTAGTAACGTAGAACTTGTCTGCACGTTTGCCTTCGGCTTCAACTAATTGTTGTTTGGTGACTTTACCAGTTTTAGGTAGAATCATGTCAGCATACTTAAGTTCTTCAGCTTTGACACCTTTCTTTAATAACATAGGTGCAACTGACTCAGCTTTCATACTGAAACTTTCAGGTAATTCTTTAGCTACCTGTTTTAATAATGAACCAATAGGCATCTTAATATCCCTCGTTAGTATTCTGTGGTAATTTAAGTGACTGACTCATTGGACCTTGTTGTGAAGATTGTCCACCTTGAGCCATCTGAGATGCTTGTTGTTCAGCTGCAGGGTCACCACCGAGTTTCTGTGCAACTTGTTCTAATAATTGAGATATTTGAGGACTGTACTTAGTACCCATAGTCTTCATAGCTAAGGATGATACTTTGAAGAACTCAGCTGGAGCTACTTGAGCCAACATAGAACCAATTTGACCTGACATAACAGATTCAAGCATTAGCTGTCCTTTCTCATCTTCATCATTAAAGCTTGAAGATTCAATCTTAACATCGAACTCACTAAATTCAAAGTCTGTACCTTCTTCAGATACAGGAGCAAGTAATATATTACCTTCATCATCTTCCATCATCTCACCATTAGCTGGGTCAATAACTTCCATTAATATAGGTTGGAATATAGGTTGTCCATTAGCGTCAAACTGACCAGAGAACATTTCCATAGGTTTGTTAATCTCAACCCAACGCATACCTGTCATAGCATCAGTAATACGTAAGAACTGTGTAGCTCTATAATACTGCTTAGCTAAGTTAGCAATGTCCATAGCAAGTGACTGGTAAAATGATTCAATACGTGCAGTTATATAACGCAATGACATGATAGTAGCATTTTGCTGTAGCTTAACTTTACGACCTGAGTCACTAGCAAATGCCATACCAAGGAAACTGTCATTGATACCTAGTACGCGTTGAATGCGGTCAAGTGCTTTATCAATCAAAGTGTATTGGTCAAGTATCTCTTTAGACATTTGGTCAATACGTACACCAGCTAAGTCATTAACAGGTATAACACCATTTACACGATTGATAAGAGTTTTAAAGTCTTCAATGTTGTCTACGGCGCCGTCTTGAACGAATACTTTAGTTGTGTTCGCCATCAACTGTATTTGTATGAGCGCTTGGTTAATAGCTTTTTGAGACTCAATGATTTCACGGAAGATACCATAGTATTCAGTTTTATTTGAACTGTGTAACTTCTGTACACGGTAAGGCCACTTGGTTTCTTTATAAGTAATCTCATCTTTACGTAAGATTTTATTGTCATGCCAATATATAGACCAACGACGTCCATCTTCATCTTCTAAGACAGTATGTACGATAAGATAATTATCGTGAACTCTATAATAGCCAGAAAAGCCAAAACCGGAGTATCCATAATTATAATCACCACTACCTGAATAGTTATTAGCAGTACCAAACTTATACTCAAAATCAGCTTCATGGGCATTCGTGAAGTTTTGATAAGCTGAAATATCTTGAAGTATATCTTTACCGAATGTAGTTTTGACATCATCCTCAGACATCCATTTAAAACGATGTAAGTACTTAGCATCAGAATAGTCGTCTAGGTCGCTCATAGGGTCCAGAACTAATTCATAATCTGGAACATGATTAACCTTACATTCGTTTATAGGTCTGCCAAACTGGTCACGTTTACCTGTATCACTGACTTCAGTATAAGTACAAAGTATACCAGATATTAAACCACCTAACTTGATTTGGTCACCCTCAATATCAAATCTATTCTGCTCAAGTATAAAGTTAATAGTATCATTTAACACTGTAGCAGTTGTAACATCACGAGGATTACGTGGACGTACAACAACAGTATTAACAACAGTACTATAATAGCCAACTAACATACGAGCAAACATTTTAACAACGTTAAAAGTCTCTTTAGGTTGACCACGATTCTCAAGTACAGCTAGTTGGTCATAAGTATAATGACGATTGTGGTAAAGATTCCATGCTTCATTAGCTTCCTTACGAGACGCGTTATAAGTCTCATAACCTATCTTGAAGGTATCTTTACAGTCTTGGATTGTTGCTTTCATAGACCTTGCTCCTTCATTGCATCATCGAAACTAAAGTCAGGATTAACATTGCCATTGACATCAGGTGGAGTCGCTACAGCGTCTTTATTGACTTTCTGCACTTTAAGCTCACGACCTTTCTTTAACTTAGCCATACGTAAATTAGGGTTTGTCATTCTATCTTCTATAGCTTCAATTGCTTTATCAATATCTTCAATAGACTGACCTGTGTAGTAGTGAGCTATATCAGGGTCATTCAAATCACGAATAGACTCTAAGTTATTCTTAATTGTTTCCATTTGTACTTGTAATTGTTGCATTACAGGTTGGAATTTCTGACCTAGTGTACCAGCTGCTTTATTGAATGCTGCAATCTCTGGACCTGTTAGTGAAGAACCATATAAAGCATTACGGAATATATTACGGAACGTTTCATATGATGATGTAGCTTTCTTACCACCTACTTCATCAAATATGTACTTCTTAAAGTTGTTCAACGTATTATCAAGTAAACCTGTTTCATCTGGAGTTAATTCAGACCCTGCAGTATGTCCTAAAGCAGTAAGATTACGTAGATTACGAATAGTGCGTTTATCTTCAGTAGATAATTTAAACTTACGTAAGTCTTCCAGAGGGCTTATATAATCACGATGAATCTTAGCACGTTCAGTTCCTGTCATTTCGCTAGGTTTAGAGTCAAGCCAATTCATTTCGTCTAAACCTTTACGAAGTTCGCGAACATTAATAACTTCCTTCTGCGTAGTAGTCTTCGCAAGGTTACGGTACACCGACGTAGCTTCTTCACGTGTAGACTCCTTATTGTTATCTAAGTAATCTTGAACAAAACGTTCTTCGTTAGTAACACCTGTACCTTGACGACGAGATTGATAATACTGATTAAGAGCTTCTAAATTACTAATAGGTTTACCAGCATCTTTAGCATCTTGCATAATCTTTTCAACCTGACGTTCTTCAGTTGAACTTAACATTTTCTGGTCACCAGCTTCTATCTTCTGAAGTAATTCATATGCTTCAGATACACTAGCTGCTCGACCTTCATCAATAAGTGATTGTACAACTTGTTCTTGCATTGTTACTTTCTTATGTGATTGACCTGAACGAAGCATTTGATTAACTCTAGCTTTACGCTCCATAGTCTTAAGCTGCTTATCATCTAGGTAGTTAGTATAACCTGTAGTAGCGTACATTGTCTCTCTAGGTAATAAACGTTGTTCACCATTATTCTGAGTTACAACTATTAAATCTTCAGAGATATCAGTGTTACTATAAACGTCATCAGGGTTATACCCAGCTTGACGTAAGAGTTTATCATTAGTTTCAGATTTACTTATATTATCGTAGCGAGCAACTTCACCGTAGATGTTAGCACCAACAGGATTCTTCTTAGCATTACTAAGTAATACGTTAAGATGTTTAGCATTACCATCAGAATTAAATCTGTCTAAAGCTGGAATAGTCATAGCTCCAAGAGCTTGGCGATTTATTTGTTGTGTTCGAGCTTCCAATTGTTGCAACTGGAGTTCATCAGTACGTTGACGTCCAGGAGCACCTTGTTGGAACTCTTGTAATTCAAGACTTGATTGCTGTTGTTTATTTTTAGCTTCAGCTAGTTGTGCGTCACGTAAGCTTTTAGTCGACATATCTTTTGATACTTGATTCAAACCTTGAGCCACACCTGACCACATTTGAGCACTTGGCATTATGCTACTCCTGTTCCGACATATGCTTGATTAGTAGGGTTACCAGCAATTACTTGATTATTAGCAGGTGGATTATATTGGTCTATAGCTCTACCAATAGTTTGAATACCTGAACTAATTGCTTGTCCAGCTGCTTGATTAGCATAACCTGCTTGTTGTTGCAAGTTGCTTGCTTGATTTTGCAATGCTGTGCTTAGTGAACTACCTGGATTTTGACCTAGGCCAATTTGTAAGAATCTAGTCTTATCTTCAGCAGCTTGTCGTGGCGCATCCTGACGTATACCTGCACGTGTCTCAGCAGCATTAAGCTCTGCTTGAGACTCAAGACTAGCAGCAATACCAGAAGATGGGTCAATACCACGTTGAGCTAAGTTTTCATCCATACGTGTTAACGCAGTCTGATACTGTTGCTCAAATGTTTCTAGACCTGTTGCAGCATAATAATCAGGTGAAACATTCTCATAATAACTAGCTAGGTTATCTTGTAAAGGTCCATAGACTCCCTGCCAATCATCATACTTCTCTTGTTCAAAAGCTAGGGATTTAACACTAGCTTTACTCGCTCGTTTACTCGCTTTATTTGCTGAATGGGCTGCTACTCCACTTGATATTACTGCACCGCCTACTACTGCTCCTGCTACACCCATAAATCACCTATGTCTTTATTGTTTTCTAATGAATATGAAAAACGCTCTAAGTCACATCCCCACATACTTTTAACTATCTCAATAGTTTCATCACTATAATAAGCGCTATAATGTTCGTGGTTAGTTCCATTTAGCGATTCAAACTTATCGGTGTCAAACATACTGCTTAATCCGTTTTTACTTATAAAATCGTCAAGACCTTGCTTTAAATCCTCAAACCTAACAACTGTAAAGGCATCTTTTTTAGCATGTTCTATAAATTCCACCTGTGACATTGCATGAAAAAAATTAGGGTTCTTACTTAATATATAAAACCCTCTGGCAAAGTTTAAAAAGTCGGTAGTATCAACATCGTATATCTTACCAAGGTCATATTTCTTAGCAAAGAAATACATAGAAACAAACCTATCGTACGGGTTTCTAACAACAGCTAAAACAGGCTTGTTAAGAATACTTGAACCTAAATTAACTTCTAATTCCGATATACTTTGATGTGAAGATTCAAATATATTTAAATGCCTAGGATTGTCACCGCTAAGGTATTCGTTCCTTACAGTATTCGCGTCTCCGAAGAATGTATATAGAGATGTGCTAGCATTCTTTGGGATGCGAATAAAAGTTAATAGTTTTCCTATAGCCACGATAAAGCCTCAAAATATGTAGTTCCACCTTCGGTTTTGTAAGGCGACATTCCTAACTTAATAACAAAATTGCTTATTTTTCCTTTCGGGCAGTTTGTTATTATTCTGTTTGCTCCGTGCTTAAAAATCCAATTCATTATTTCTTTTGTTAATTCTCTCGACTTTATTATACTGTCGATTGGTGCTGCTATATGTACCTCAACCGTTTCATTATCAACGCGCCAAAAAACAAACATAATTCTATAACACCCATCTTCGGCAACCCAAGGTTGATACTTCATGTGCTCTGTAACAACACCTATTCGCCTAACATTTTGTGGTTCATTTAGTATTTTTATAGCTTCTTGCTCTGATGCTAGTCTAATCATGGTGTTATCACCCAAGCGCCATCTTTGCGCCCATAAGTATTACCATCAGAAGGTGCATCTGTTAAGTAGCCAGCACTTTCTAAGTCTGTTAAACGACCATCTTGAGTAGTATTAAGAGTGTCTATGTCATTTAAACGACCATCTTGTTCAACATTCTTTTCTTCTACTGCAATAATACGTTTAGTTAACTCTTCAACAATAAGCTCATCGACATTGTCTAAACGTAGTAAAGCTTGCTCTAAAGAGTCTTGTGCAGTTCGTAGTAATTCTGCAAGTGCTTCAGCAGAGTTTATGAGTTCTTGTTGACTTACATATTGGTCATTTGGACCTGAGCGATTACCTAGGACTACATCTAGTTGTTCTACCAAGCGTGACAAGAAACGCTGTAAAACTACAGGCTCCTCTACGTTTGGTGGTACTGCTACTAGTGATTGATTAGCCATTTTGTCTTGGACTCGCTCTATATTCGATTTCGTGAACTATTCCAGTACCTTCAATTGCAAACTGGATGCTATAACCACGTTGCTCTTGTTGGGGTACCTGTAATTGATGCGTATCTTTACTTGTTAGATTAGATGTAGCAACAACTTCGTCATCAATTATTATATCTATTATTATATCACCTTCTGAACGTACGTACACCTTTTTGTATGTTTTATTCTCAGAAAACGACCCTTCTACAAAGCGTGGTGACTTATATTTAAACGTTGTATTATTAGTATCTTTATATAAAGAATATAACTCTCCATTACTGTAACCAAATAATTCACCTAAGGCTACTGACAGAGATTCCGTACCTAAACTAAGAAACTTAGGTATTGTCTGAAAGCGATAATCCCAAGCTAGGATACTACCGTCTTTATTATGGCAATAATAAACTTCATCATTAACAGCAGAACTTATAGGGTCAAGTTTAATCTCACCTAAGAAACCTTTAGTTAAACTTCTTACGTTATTACCAGATGAAGTACATAAGCCATCTTCAGATGCCCATATAAGTGTACCTTCGAAAGCTTCAGCTATTGATTCAAAAGCTATGCAACCTTGGTCACCACGTAAAGACTGCTGAGCAAGTGAAGTAGGTCCTGTACCTGTAACTATGTATGTTTTAGTTCTAGTGAATACAAGTATACCATTAGCTACTGGACCTAAACCTGTTATATCTGATTCAAATTGTAGCTCAAATTCTGGAGGCCAAGCATTAGGTTTACCTATAGGTGTAAATCTTAAAGATGAACCAATAGCACCAAATAACATTGCATAAGATTCCGATAAGAATTGTAAACCTTTTGGTGCTTCATAGAAATTATCAGACTCTAATAATCTGCCGTCTATATTAGTATCAGTCAAATTATCAATATAAGATGTAGTAACCGCACTAAGTTCTTTAACTAAAGAGAACTGAGTTATATTACCACCAACTCTATATAAACGTTTAGTTGTGACTTGAGGGTCTGCAGAACTACTAGGTAAACTAATTTGAATACTACCACTCAGTACTTCAAGTTCTAAAGATACATCACTTGGTGCAGACTCTGTACCATCCTCTATATTGTAGTAAGTATACACATATTGATAAGTACCATTAAAAGCAGAGAATAATGTATCATCTAGTTCTTCATTTGTACTTATATCATATATCTCATCAAGATATGTATCTGTCTTACTTATAAAGCGTTTAATTAACCTCCACGCTCCGTCATAGTATCTATATAATACGGCAGAATCTCCAAACTTACCAGTAATTTTAGCAAAATTAATAGCTCTATCACCTATAGACAATACAGTTATAATAGGATTCCTAATATATCTTGGAACTTTTTCAAAACCTATAACTTCACCATTAGCTCTAGTATTCGTTGTATCACTAGCATATACTGTAAATTTGAATGGTGTAGAGTATATATTATCTTTAATATTAATTAACATATAATCAAAATCTGCAGTAGGTAAATCCCCAGAAAGTATATAGTTGGTAGCTTCTATATCTTCTAATGGAACAGCTTTTGATAAATTGCTTACAGCAGGAGCTATGAAAGGTCGTTCTATACCAAGAAAATTGTAAGTACCATCTGAATATTTTTGAGGACGATTAATTCTATCTGTTAAGTACATTACACGCTGAAATTCTAAATAATCTGTAAGATTATCTGAACTTAACCATTCACTACCAGCAACATAGTAAATATTATACAAACCTAATAAAATACCAGTAGCAAGTTTATCTTTAACAGGTTTAAGTACACCACTAGCATTGTCTATATTCTCATAGACAACACCTTGGTTAACATTAAGTAACTGAGGTTCCAATCTGGTTGCAGCACCACCATCAAATATTTGTAATTTCATTAAGATTCTAATTTAATTGATAATCTAGCTGCTACTTCTGTACCTGCATCAGAAGTTAAGGCAGTTAAGTAAAAGTCCGCTGAGTCTCTATACTCTATAGGTAATACGTTATGATATGTAGCACTTGAACTACCTGTCATTGACAAAGGGAATCTAAAAGGTCGTTTATAACTAGAACCTATAGGTTTAAAATATAAACTAACTGCACCTGTAGATTGTTGATTTGCATCACGTACAATAGCTGCATATAACAATAATACTTGCCATTTTCTATCCATAGGAGTAGAATATAGACTATCAACACTTAGTTGTGCATCAACAGAGCATGAACGATAATCTGTATCACCTGCAAGATTCTGAGCTTTAATTAAGCCTAAGAAAGGTAGAGGGCCTAGCCAGATTATATTGTTAATACGCGTAAAGAGTTTAGATGTTTGAACAGCTATTTGACCATTAAGAGTTATAGTCTCAGACAAGTACTTAAAGTCTATACCTAAACCTACTACTTTAAGTAAACCTATATCTGCTACATTCGCACTAACTAGTTGAATGAGTTCTCCTGTATCAGAAGGTAAGTTAGGTTTAATACCACCTAAAGGAGACATGTAGGTTTCAACTAAGTTACTTAGGACAATTTCACTATAAACATTAGCTATATTATCATTAGAAACAAGAGCGTCAAAATTTGCAATCTTATGAGCCATTATTAATCTTCCTTACGTTTAGGTATTTTAGCTAGTTGAACCTTAATCTCAGTTATATCAGACTGCATGTGCAATATAGGTTCTAGATATTCTTTAAGAACTGCTCGAACATCTTTATCTGTAACTAAAGTACTTTCTACACGAGCAAGTCGCTCAGCTAAGTTTGCATCTCGCTTATTACAATCCTTAGCATGTTCTTCATTACGTTTCTTGTCCATACGGGAGTTGTAACCAATGAGAGAAAGAAGGAATCCAAGTAATGCAGCTGCCCAACCAGTCCAATTATCCATATTATACTTCAGCCCAAACAGTGCCAGTATAGATTAATCGTATACCAGTATTAGTAGGTAGATTAAGATTACTACCACCTTTGAGTACTATGTTCGCGTTATTATCAATTGTAGTATTAGCTGTTATAGCTATAATATTAAGTTCTTGACCTTTACTACCATTAGTAAAGTTTACAATACTATGTGCAGAACTTACATTGAATATAATAGTACTATTAGCAATTGCTGACACAGATGTAACAACACTTGCGATTGTTAGTGTCTTATTAATTAGTACTAGCTCTTCATACTCTGAACCATTATGTTGATAGAAGCGAAGTAAACCACTTTCGACAAGTACAGCTTTGGGAAATTTATTAAAGTCAAGTTCATCTAGTTCAGTTAAACTATTGACCGGTCTAAAGCCGCGAATCTTAGATACTGTATAAGCAATACCCGCTCGTGTTTGTTGTGCTGTACCTTCGCCATACAGGAGGTCTTCTTCTGCAGCCAAAGCTTTTGTTACTGTTCTTACTGAGGAAGCCATTAGAAACCTCTCCTATATGTTGTTTGGAATTGTCCAGCACGAGTAAAGTCACGCGAGCTATCTTTCTTAGCGTTCTTAACGTGGCGCTCGTATATCATCATTTGAGCAGCACCTTTTTGTTGATATGCAGTGTCTATGTCATTCATAAATGCTTGACCACATAAGTAGAACTTAAGAGCTATGTCATACATTTGAGGTATAGATAAATCACTAGTCTCATCAACTAAATCAGTGGGGTTTTGTAAGTAATAACAAGTAAGAAATGAACAAGCTTCTACCATTGTATCTACAAAACCATATACGTCTTCAAATATATCAATTACTGTTTCATCAGTAATATCTACAACTGCACCATAAGGTGTTGTAAAAGTATAATCTGTGATATCTACTATAATACCAAAACCATCAGGAGGTGTATCTACTTCATCAGCTATTGTTAACGCCGAGACAACTCCAAAGTCAGGTGTTAATTCTGTATCTATTGATAATGAAGCTAGTGAAGATACCACTCCAAAATCATCAACTAGTGTTGACTCTGTAACTAGTGTAGTTACACCATACAGCTCAGTTTCATGGAATGTCTCAGTTGGCGTACCAACGAATAGGTAAGCTGTTTCTTCTAATGGACGGTCTGGGATAGGATAAATTTTACCTTCAAGCATATTACGACGGTCGTATATGATTGCTTGAGGTTCACCTTTAGTTACTTCCCAGCGAGAGCCAGCTGTAGGAAGACCAAAATCAACAAATCTACGAGACATCGTAGTATTATCTAATTCACGGTGTGTAATTAAAGGTAGTGCGGAATCATCAAACAAGACTCTGGTTAGTAACCAACAGTCGTCTGGCAATGTAAAATAAGGATTACCTATAACAATAGGCACGTCTACACGTTCGTGAAGCATTTGAGTGTGTTGACAAAAATCAACTTGAGCTTCATTAAGCATAGCTATAAGTGTCGGGTCGTCCCAACGCTCTTTTTTAGGGTCTGCCAATGTAAGTCTAGCATTTGACAGTATTTTTTCTACTCTAGTTACCATCACTAACACCTAGTATAAAGAAGTAGAGGGTCCACTCCATGTGATACCCTCTTATTTAACTACTTAGTAATAGTAGTATATTCACCAGTATTCTTAGTGAACTCAACGTATTCTACAACAACGATATATTTACCAACGTCAGTTGCAGCACCAGTAGTTGTGATACCTAAGAATAAAGGTTTGCCTGTGGTAGTCAAAGACTGACCAGTGAACGTACCTTCTTTACCTGTTGACTTCAAATCAGCTGCACTTAAAATCTCAGAACCACCTTCGGTAGTACCAATAGTTGCTACGTTAGTAGTAGCTGCATCAGATGCAGTTTCAACGTGAATATAAGCGTCAGTGATTACCGCACGAGGTGGTAAGTTAGCAAGTAAGAAGTTACCAGAACCTGAAGTAATCTGATCATCTTCTGTGCCTTCAATAACTTTAGCAGAAAAAAGGCAAATGCTTTTCTTTTGCATAAAGTTATTTTGGCGGGTTTTATCGATATTAGCCATGATTAGCTCCCTACCTGAACATCTACAGTAACAACACCGTAATCAATATCTGATACTTTAGCTGCTTTGTATTTGCCGTTTTCAGCTTTAAGCTTGGTCTTACGTACTTCAGTCCAAACTTCCAATGCAGATTCTGACTTAATGGCAAAATCTTGTGATGGCTGCCAGCGATAATCAGGCATTTTACCAAACGCAATTTGAAGTGCACCAGTACCTAAGATAACACCACGAGAGTGTAAGGTAGCAGAAGCATAGTCAAAACCTTCTTGACCAGTCCAAATAGCAGTTGTTGGGTCCGCACCATCATATTGACGTAAACCACACATTTCAACTTCAGAATCATCAAGACCCCAACCAAGAGTGTTACCGTCAGTAGCACCAAAGAATTGGTTTGCTTCAACAATAAGTAAAGCACCGATTTGACCGATAACACCTGAGAAGTTGCGGTTGTTATTACCACGGAAGTCACCAGAGCGTACCAATGTTTGGTAACCTGCTGTGTCTTTACGCAATAAGTTAGCCATAGCTGAATCGATAACGAATATCCATAATGGACGTTCACCATTTGAGCCAGTGGTTTTGAACGGGTCTAGAGGACGGCGAATACCACCAGTCGTATAACCATTTGATGTTTTAAGTGTCTTCTCAATATCAAGCAACTGGTTAAAGTTGAATGTTGACCCTAAGTCAATAGTATGAGACGGAGCTTGAACACCATCATCGTTAGTTTCAATAAGACCTTGAGAGCTATCAAATAACGCTTGGTCTTTCCAACGAATCCATAAATCGCCTAATTTATTACGCGAGTCACTATGCTCATTGATTTGTAAATCACCGATGTTAACGCCGTCGAACTTATCACCATTGTCAACTACCAAGCGGTAACGGTCAACAGTAATTTTGTCAGAGAATTTCTTCTTTTGCTCCCCTTTACCAAACGCTGTATCTTTACCTTTGATAGCTTTACCAGAGATATTACCATCGAAGTCAAATACAACAGTGTGGCCTTCGGCCGAATTTTCATTGTTTGCCTGAAAGACAATAGAGTCTTTAGACGAGCCGGTATAGGGATTCCAGAACGACTGTGATGCTTTTTGGATTAATCCTTCACGCATCCACTTACGACGTTCTAAGTCCGAACCAACCTTTACAATACCAGTAGACATAATAGTCTCCTTTATTAGATTGAATTAAGTGTTATTGACATTATCGTAAGACGAATCCTAATGGAGGCCTATTATAGCAAGTTTCAGTCATGAGAGAAGTAACTTCTGAATCATTTCTTGAACTTATGTCTATAATTATTATAGCAAAATGTCTTACGGAAGTAAATAAGTATTAAAATTATTATTATTAGAATATTACAGCTGAGTAATACTACCAGTCATTTTAAGTAAGTAGCCTTCTAATTCCCATAACTTGTTCTCAGCGGAATGTTCAGCACGTTCTTTAGCGTACTTCTTACCAAGTTCAAAGTCAAAATTATCAAAGTCAACACAAGCTGACTCACCGTAAGCAATCTGAAAACCATTAGGTAAGAATGCCCAACAACCAGTCACTGTAGTATCACCAACACGTTCAAACTTATATTCAAGTGATTCTTTAAGTTTTTGAATATGGTCAAACGGTACTTTATTGATACCATCTACTATATTACGAGCGGCAAAGACTTTCGCATTACAATGATAAACATCACTAATATTTAAGAATACAACAAAGTCACCTTCATTAACAGGTTCATAGTGTTTGAACACTATTTCTTCTGTTAAGTTATTAAACTGGAGCAGTGAAGTAGATTCATTAATTACTTTTAATATGTCTGCTGCTACTACTTTATGTGCTCTACGTATTATAGGTTTGCTAAAATAATTAGTAAACATTAGAATATTTCCTTAGTGTAGTCGTTTGAGTTCTGGGCGTCAACTGCTTCTTTACTAGGAGTGTTGCTGCCACGTGAGTTGTTGAAACCTGGTTCGTCTTTGAGATGTTCACCAGTATCAAGCTTTTTACCTTTACCTAGATAAGTCTTAACTTCTTCGAGGTATTCGTCAAATTGGATTTCGCCTTTTTCTAATTTGCGTGTTATGCGAGGTGGGATATCATTCTGGATAACTTCATCTGTAAGTTGTACATCTGGGTTATCTAAATTGAATTGTTCTAATTGGAGACCACGTCGTTCTAATTCTGTACCTTGTGAAGCTTCATCACTAATTAGTTTACGTTTTTCTTTAAATTGAGTACGTTTTGTTTCTTCGAGATTGCCAATTTCAGTACGCCATGCATCTGGGTCTTGAACTTTAAGCTCTTCTAAACGTGCTTGTTCAGTATTACTTAAATTAGATACTGCATCGCTTTCCCAGGATGATGCTAACTGATTATTTTCAGCAACAAGTGCTTTGTTCGTTTGTTGACTCTTTGTATAAGCACTTTGAGTATCACGAAAACGCTTCATTTGTTTAGCTGCAAACATTACGGACTCATCAGCTTCCATACCTTCAGCTAATACAAGATTACCTTTGTCGTCCACTGTTGATTTTGCTACTACTTCATTAACCCGACTCTCAAAGGTCGGAGTACCACTTTTATCACTTGACATGGTGAATTCCTCTAGTTACGTAGTTACTATTGACTACTATGATATTATATGACAAATATGTTTACAAGTACACGTTTTTATAATATAATTTATATAAGATTAATAGCAACCGGTACTCAACATGGCAATCTTTACTTTCAGTTCGAAAGATAAACGTCCAGAAGACGAACAACTAATAAAAGACATCAAAGAATACTGTTATAGAAAGAACTTAAACTTCTCTGGGTTAATTATAAACCTTCTTCGTAAACATAAGGAAGAGCTGTCAGGTCAAAAGAATGGTGACCTGTCATGATGGATGATAAACTGAAGTATAAGGTTATCTCCTTATTACAACAAGAAATACAACCGAAAGACATAGCAGAAGACTTAGATGTCAGTTACGGTTCTATACTTAAATTACGACGTCAATATGAAGAAGCTAAGTTAAATAATACTATGGACCAGTTGCTAAATATAGATGAATTAGTATTTGAAGAAGTAGCAGATAAGCTTGATGACTTACCTTTAGCTAAAGAAGCAGTAGTTGAACTAGTTGATGGCCTTAAAGGAATAGAGAAACTAAGTATCAATTTTCAAGCTACAGCTGACATTATTAATACGCGCGTACGTTCATTAATAATGAGTGTCGACCACATATCTGAACTTGAGATTGCTGCTGATATATTATGTAAGCTTCAAACCTCATTCATCAATAAGAATATGACGCAAGTTAATGTTCAAAATAACTTTGGTGATACTGGTACTCCAAAATACACACAATTCCTTTCGGATAAGCCAGGAGATTAATAATGAGTAAATATAGTAAATATATAGGTTTAACTTTTAATCACCTTACTTGTTTAGCACATGTCAGTGGTGATAGTAAACCTTCACAAGCTTTGTATTTGTGGAAATGTACTTGTGGTAAGACTAGAACTGCTACATATGCAAACGTACAGCAAGGTCATACAAAATATTGTGCTGAATGCGGCTCTAAAGTGTCTGCTAAGAATCAAGTACTAGCTGCTAAAGCAACCACAAGACATTCTGAGTCTAAAACACCTTTACATCGTGCATGGACTAATCTACGTGTTAGATGTACTAAACATCACTTGTATATTGAGAAAGGTATTAAGTGTTGTAAAGAATGGGATAGTTATGAGCAATTTAAAGAAGATATGTTTAGTACTTATTTTCAAGGTGCCCACTTAGACAGAATAGACAGTTCTAAAGGTTATTATAAAGAGAATTGTCAATGGTTATCTGCATCAGACCACAGTATAAAGACTGTTAAGGATAGAAGATGCTAAGAATAACTGAAGAACAATTTAATGAGCTCTATACAGATATGGTAGGCTACTATGATTTCTTTAATTTACCTCCTGCACCTGGACTAAGTACTGAAGACTTTGAACGTCGTTATTTAGGTAGTAAGTTATGGCGTCTAAATAACTTATACCATATAATTGACAAACACGGTAAACCTGTTACGTTTAAAATGAACTTATCACAACATAAAGTTTATGCCGCTAGTCGTAAACACCCTCGTGTTATAATATTAAAGTCAAGACAGCAGGGTATATCAACATTCTGGTTAGTTAGTTATTTTGATGATGCTGTATTCTGTCCATTTATGAATATAGGTTTGCTCGCGCAGGGTACTGATGAAGCGTCTACACTATTAGAACGCACCAAATTCCTATGGGATTCACTTGACCCCAGTGTTAAACAATTTATAGGTGTGTTACTAAAGAAAGATAATACTAAAGAGTTCTCATTCTCTAATGATTCAACTATATTTATACGTGTATCATTCCGTTCTACTACATTGCAACGTCTACACGTGTCTGAAATGGGTAAGATAGCTAATATGTACCCTAAGCGAGCTAAAGAATTAAAAACAGGTACACTTCAAGCTTTAGCTAAAGGTAATACCGGTGCAATTGAGTCGACTGCTGAAGGCAAGAACATGTTTAAGGATATGTGGGACGACTCTGTTATAGCTCTTTCTTCTGGTCAAATGGCACCTAAAGATTTCTATCCTGTATTTCTATCTTGGATGGATGACCCTGATTGTTTGCTTGACATAGACCAATCTATAGATACTAGTGCACAAGAATATTTTGATGAACTAGAAAAAAATACAGGCCAAATATTATCGCAAGAGCAAAAGAACTTCTGGATTGTTCAACGCCGCGAGTTAGGCGGAGATGTCCTACAAGAGTACCCTGGTACTCCAGAAGAGGCGTTTACTGCGTCGCGTGATGGAACCTTCTATGCCCGCCAGTTTAATGAAGCTGTTGTACGCAAGAATGGCATCGTCAAACACTTGTACGATGAAAACCTACCTGTTGACGTGTATATAGATTTGGGTGTTGACGATTACTTTGTTATGCTCTTTGTTCAATGGTACCATGGTAAATGGCGTCTTGTACATGAATACTGGAACAACGGATATGCACTAGTTCATTATTTGGATTACGCTCGCGATTCCAAATACCACATAAGAGCCATGAGATTCCCTCACGATATTAAAGTCCGCGAACTGGGCTCAGCTAAAGGTGGAGGGCGCGCAAAAAGCCGTTATGATACCGTACTTGAATATAAGAAGCTGCACAGGTTATCGTGGAGACTAGATGTTTTACCAAGGTCAAGTGTAGATAATGGAATTGAAGCTGTACGTCGCATGATACCTAACATGATGGTGGATGCTTCATGTAAATATATAATGGATTGCTTGCTTAACTATAGTAAAGAATGGGACGATAAACTTCAATGTTGGAAGACTACACCTGTGCATGATGAATACTCACATGGTGCTGATGTACTCCGACAATTAGCTGGGAACACCATTGAAAGCGCGGAACAACATCAAAGTAAATTGGAAAACTTCTACCAAGGGCGAAGTGGAGGGAATACAGGAGGTTTTGCTCTATAAATAATACATATGAGGCACTTTATATAAATTTATTAAAGTGCTTTTATTGTGTGAAAATCAAAGTCCCACGAACCATCAACAACTGCGGCCGACATCGTCCCTAGGCCCCTAGAGCTCTAAACGTTTCGACGTCTATACTTCTAAGTTTCTACACTTCTAGACGTCTATACTTCTAAGTTTCTACACTTCTAGACGTCTATACTTCTAAGTTTCTACACTTCTAGACGTCTATACTTCTAAGTTTCTACACTTCTAGACGTCTATAC